CGCGCCGAGCAGATGCAGGCCCTACGCACTGCGGGACGTGAGGCTGCCGAAGGGTTGGCTGATGTGCTGCTGCCCCAGAGCCCGCTGGACCTCGCTCTCATGGCGGCGTTCGGGCCTGGGGGCCGTGCGGCGAGGCTTGCAGGGTCTGCGGCCCTCGCGTCCCTGGAGCCGAGTGAGGCTGAGGCGAGCCGTCTGCGGCGCTTGATCCGGGCGTACCACGGCAGCCCGCACAAGTTTGACGAATTTGATATCCGCAAGATCGGCACGGGCGAGGGTGCCCAAGCCTACGGGCGCGGGCTGTACTTTGCTGAAGATGAAGATGTAGCAAAGTATTATCGGGATAAGTTAGCGCCATTCCGCCAGAGTGATGTAAAAGATGTCCGCGCCGCAATCTCTGATCGAGAAGCTGCTTTAGTTCGCGCGCTGGATGACCAAGCGCAGATAAATTTGCAGGTTCAGTCTGGGCGGCTTTTACCAAACGCTCTCCGTAATGCTGAAAATGATGTTGCTCGTGCTCGCTATGATTTAGATATTCAGCAGCGCCGTTTTGCAGACATGAACGATTCTTTTGGTCACATGTACGAAGTTAATCTAAACGCCGCCCCGCGCGACTTCCTCAACTGGGATGAGCCGTTAAGTCAGCAGTCTCGTGGGGTGCAGGAGTCGCTTCAACGGTTTGGCCTGCGTGCCGATCCTGACGCTGCGCGGGCTTACGATGATGCCTTGCTGGATGCCTTGTACAACGATCCGGGCCGCGCATTGCCTCCGCAGCCTCGTGATCCCACTGGGCAGGAAATTTACCAGCGCGCTCTTCGCATGGACCCAGAAGAGGCCCGCATTGCTCTCATGCGGGCTGGTATCCCCGGCACCCGTTACCTCGATGCCGGAAGCCGGGGCGTTGGGGGCACCTATAACTACGCGGTCTTCGACCCAGAGATTATCGACATTACTCGCCGCTACGCCGAGGGCGGTTTAGCCCAGCTTGACCAAAAATACGCCGAAGGTGGCGTTGTAAGGTCCGAAGCTGCTACATATGATCCTGACGCAGTAGATGCGCTCGTCAAGCAAATCGAGGCCGAATATGTCTGATGTTCTAAACGACGATGATGACGAGCGCGGCGAGACGGTTGAACTCGTCGAGGAAGAGCTTGAAGTAGAAGACACCGAAGACGGCGGCGCAATCATCCGGCTGGAGAACAGCAAGGACGAACAGCGCCACCTAGAACACTTCGCAAACATCGTTGAGGAAGTCGATCAAGCTGCCCTAACTGATATCGTCACCGACCTGCTCGACAAGATCGAGCGGGACAAGGAAGCCCGCGAAAAGCGGGACAAGCTTTACGAAGAGGGCCTGCGGCGCACCGGTCTGGGTGACGACGCCCCTGGCGGGGCGCAGTTCAGCGGCGCGAACAAGGTTGTTCACCCGATGCTCGTTGAAGCATGCGTGGACTTCTCCGCCCGCTTCATGAAAGAAGTATTTCCGCCGAACGGGCCGGTAAAGAGTAAAATTTACGGCGATCCCGACAAGGAAAAGGTGGAAAAGGCCGAGCGTAAGGCTGCCTTCATGAATTGGCAGACGACGCAGCAGATGCCGGAGTTCCGCTCCGAGCTTGAGCAGCTAAGCACGCAGTTGCCGCTTGGCGGCGGGCAGTACATGAAGTTCATGTGGAACCCGCAGCGCCGTCGCCCGCAGGCTGAGTTCGTGCCGATTGACGACGTTTACCTGCCGTTCGCAGCAACAAACTTCTACACTGCCGAGCGCAAGACGCACGTTCAGTACGTCACCAAGATGGAGTACCTGAAGCGCGTCAAGGCGGGCATGTATATCGACGTTGACCTTGGCTATCCGGACGACCCGGAATTCAGCAAGGCCAGCATTGCTAACGACAAGATCGAAGGCCGCAAGTCTACCAGCTACAACGAAGATGGCCTGCGAACGATCTTTGAAATTTATACCTGTCTCGACATCGAAGACGAAGAACTCTGCCCGTATATTTTAAGCATTGACAAGTCTACGGGTAAGGCTCTCGCGCTCTACCGCAACTGGGAACCTGACGATGACAGGTGCCAGGAGCTTGATTGGATTGTCGAGTTCCCGTTCGTGCCGTGGCGCGGGGCGTACCCGATTGGCCTGACGCACATGATCGGCGGGTTGTCGGGTGCGGCGACGGGCGCCCTACGCGCCCTGCTCGACAGCGCACACATCCAGAACATGCCTACCCTGCTCAAGCTCAAGGGTGGCCCGGGCGGTCAGACGATCAACCTCCAGCCGACCGAAGTGGTCGAGATGGAAGGCGGGGCGCTGATTGATGACGTGCGTAAGCTTGCCATGCCTATGCCGTTTAACCCGCCGAGCCCGACTCTGTTTCAGCTTCTGGGCTTTCTGGTGGATGCCGGTAAGGGTGTGGTGCAGACCAGCTTCGAGAAGCTGAGCGACCAGAACCCTAACCAGCCTGTCGGCACGACGATGGCCCTGATTGAGCAGGGCATGGTCGTTTTCAGCAGCATCCATTCGCGCCTGCACAACGCGATGGCCCGCTGCTTTAAGATCCTCCACCGGATCAACTCGGCCTACCTGACCGAAGAAGATGTGGAGGCCCAGATTGATGGGCTGGAGATTGATCCGTCTGACTTTGACGGGCCGCTTGATGTGGTGCCCGTCAGCGATCCCGCGATCTTCTCTGAGACGCAGCGGTTTGCTCAGGTGCAGGCCATCATGCAGCGGGCGGCTATGGCGCCGCAGTTGTATGACCCGCGTAAGGTCGAGGAACTGTTCCTCCGCACCCTGAAGGTTCCGGCGGATGAAGTTCTTCAGCCGGAGCCTGCCAAGGAGAACATGGACCCGGTGAGCGAGAACGTCGCCGCTGCCATGGGTCGCCCCGTGTACGTTCTGCCGCAGCAGGACCACATCGCGCACATCATGACGCATATGGCGTTCCTGAAGTCGCCGCTGTTTGGCAGCAACCCGGCAATTGCCAAGACTTTTATTTATCCGATCTCAATTCACCTGCGCGACCACCTGCTGAATTATTACCTTGTTGAAGCGCATAACGCTGTTGATATGGCGCAACAGCAAGACCTGATCCCCGAAGAGGCGGGCGATCAGGTTAAGGTGATCATGCAGGTTCAGCAGTTTATTGAGCAGCAACTTGGTGGGATGGCGCAGGAGATCGGGGCTATCGATCAGGCTGCCCAGCAGTTTGCGCCTCAGCCGCCGATGCCGCCGGACAACAGCTTGCAGGTGGCCCAGATCGGGGCGCAGGTGCAGCAGATGGCCATTCAGCAGCGCGCTCAGGCTGACCAACAGCGTGCACAAGCCGATCAGCAGCGCTTTGCGATGCAGGCTCAGATTGAGCAGGCAAAACTTCAGGACAACCAGCTTGCGCGCATGGAGAAGCTTCAGGCCGAGCAGGTTAAGGAAGCCGCTGAGAACGAGCGCAAGGCGGCGGAACTTGCTGCCCGTGAGCGCATGAATACGGCGGACAACGACACCGCCAAGCTGCTTGCCGCCGCCGAGATGGCGACCGGCGAGAAAGTCGCTGTCAGCACAGGGACAGGGCTGAACTTCAATCCGTAAGGAGCTACCATGGCCGATAAGCCGAAAGAGGGCACTGTCTCTATGAACAGCGCCTATGTGAAGCAGAAGCACCGCCTTGCGGCGGGTGAGAAGGTTGACGGCCAGTCTCTGCCTCCGGAGCCGAAGACCGAGAAGAATCAGGCGTGATTGAGACTAAGTTTCTCAATCGCCTGAAGGCTGAACAGCAGCAGTTCTCTGTGGACGCCTTAAAACGTCCACAGGAACGCGATGCCTTTGAATATGGGTATCGTGTTGGTGTCGTCGCTGGATATGAGGCGGCGATTAATGCGTTATTGAGTCTTATGGATGAAGATAAATCCAAGGGCAATGATCTGTGAATTATAAAAAACATTACGATGCGTTGATACAAAGAGCGCGTCATAGGGTTTTAGAAGGTTATTCTGAAAAACATCATGTTTTGCCCAGATGCCTGGGTGGGAATGATGATCCAAATAATATTGTTAAACTTACAGCAGAAGAGCATTACGTTGCTCATCAGCTTTTGGTTAAATTAAACCCTGGAAACCCTGGTTTAATTTATGCGGCTTG